CGAATGGCGGCGTTCCGGCCTGCCGCTCTGCCGTGCGAACGAGGCATGCGGTGTGAAAAACGCGGCCACTCGCAAGTACCTCACCGCCGACTGGCTATGGTATTGGCCGCCCGGGGAAATGGTCGAACGCATGGCCGAATACACAAAGATCAACGGCAAGCCCACGAACCGACCTTATTTCTCCATCGACGGGCATACCGAGATCACGGCCGAACGATGGGACTCTCTCCGTGCCGTATGGAACCATGTCAACGGGTTCACCAACGTGTGGTCACGTCCTCCGCTTCACGACGGAGAACGACTCAAGGGGACCCTGCAACGCAGCGCGCCACGAGTCTACAAGCCTTCCAAGCAGTCGGCGGCGCATCTCAACCAGAAGCCTCTGGATTTCATGGATCGTCAGATCCATGCAGCCTCGAATGAAGGCGACGTGGTCTGGGAGCCATTCGGCGGGCTGGCGTCCGCATCCGTCGCGGCCGTGCTCACCGGTCGCATCGCCTATACGGCGGAAATCGATGAGGAATTCCAGAACCTGGCCCTTGGACGATTGGCGGAGGCCGAAGACGAGTACGACACGAAAAACGCAAATGACACGATGACCCTCGAAAGAAGGCAGGCATGACCGATTACGACGGCAAGGACCGACCTGAACACTACGAGCTTCCCGACGGGGACGAACGGACCGGACTCCGCAACGGCATAGTCCGAGCATTGTATGCCCTTCCGATGCACTTCACATCGCCCATCAACGTCGAAGGCATCGAGGTCAATGACCTATTCTCAATCAACACGCTGCTCGGCGGCACCATCGAGGCCCAGACCGTCATGCTGTTGAACTCCCTGCGCAGCATATGGGACCCGCAAGGCAAATGGGCGGACAAAGAATTCCGACGCTATCCCGAATCCTTCCCGGACGTAAGGCTTGTAGGCTCCAACAAGGATGATTCGCCGCTCATCGGCATCGAACTGAAAGGGTGGTATCTGCTTTCCAAGGAATCCGAGCCATCTCTACGATACAAGGCATCAGCCGACGCAGTGACCGAATGGGACTTGATCTGCTGTGTTCCTTGGGGATTGTCCAACGTTCTCAGCGGCAAGCCCGTGGTCTACGAACCCTACGTCGAACAGGCGAAATTCGCCTCCGACATGCGCACTTACTACTGGAATCATCGCAGAGGAGACAACTCCAAACGAGACTGTGGCATCCATCATCCGGAAACCACCCCGTATCCCAAACCGGGAACGCAATATGTTGATGTTCCCAATCAAGACGGAGGAGGCAACTTTGGGCGTATCGCCAGAGTGGATGGTCTCATGGCGAATTGGGTGGACGAATCCATGGACACGCTCATGGCGGGTATCGAAGCGAAGTACTGGGTGTCGTTCTTTAAGCTGTTTTCGGAAGGCAGGCCAAAAGAGGAAATCGAAGCGGAATTGAGCAACATCGCTCGCAAGGTGCGTCAGGCTGGCCGGCCCGACCACAAGGCGTCCATGCTGGAAGAGCAGCTACTCGCACATTTGAACGCCATCGTCGATCTATCTCTGAAGTAGACTGATCTCTACCCGCTTGTTCGACCTTTCAGCGCAGTCGAACAAGCGGGATTTTTGGCGAGCATGCCTTCTAGGTCAACCTTGGTCTAACAGAGCCAAAAAAATAGAACCATTGGACGGTTAAGGGGGGCCGGACGCTGACCCGGCGAATGGCTCCTACCCACGGTGGCACGGTACCGTGCTGCCGTTCGATGCGCGTCGTCTCAGTTGACCGTCACGACGAAAGGGGTATCTGCAGAATGAAAAAGCATTCCACGGATACGGGCAACGGAGTTCCAGCCGATCTCAACCCTGACGAATCACGGCTAGGCGAACGCACGGAGTTCATGACCCGTGCGGGGCGTTGGTGTAATGGCAGCACGCCACCCCCTGTGGGTGGAGATCCGGGTTCGAATCCCGTGGCGTCCGCTAAGGAATCTGCTTCTGATACGGTGTGCGGATTCCTGTTTGCGGTGTTAGCACAATGGTCAGTGCTTCAGTCTTCCAAACTGATGATGCGGGTTCGATTCCCGTACACCGCTCGATACGATTCCATGCCCGTTGGGAGTTCCCGGCGGGGCAGTCATGACCATGCGGGTCGTGTCCGATGGTTCACGCCTCCGTTTGTTCGACGGACACGTGAATATCGTCAGCGCCCATCATCCTATGGGTGGATGATGCGAACAGCTCTCTGTCGGAAGGGTTGGTGCGAATCCGATAAAGCCTATCCGCCCAGTGCGGGAAAGGTTTCCTGGAACGCGGGCGACCGCGTTTCTTGTCAGCCGAACCACAGGATGTGGAAACGGTCTCGAGGAGCATGGGGTTTCAGCCCCTGTGATCCCTGTCATGCCTCGTGTTGCAGTATGCGCGTCCACCGCAAGCATGAGTGCAAGGATCCGGCACGAGTGGTCGAATCCACAGTGGACTGCGCGGGCATATCCCTGCGGATTGCCTGCGCATGCTTTCGTGGCCCAACCGGTAGAGGCAATGCGCCAAGGACGCATCCAGTCCGGGTTCGAATCCCGGCGAAAGCACTGGCGGAAACGCGGGCGTCAACGCCGCCCATACGGGTCTTGAACGCTTGCCTGTTTTGGGAACGATGCATTGCCGGGCCTTCGCGCAACCGGGGCCGATGACCAATGCAGCGTCCGCTTCCGCACCTAACTTGCGAATACGATGTCAACGCCGCCACCCGCCCGCTGCCATATTGGGGCGGAGTGGAACGATGGTCAAGGCGCGGACCTTGCACCTCAGTGGTCTGAACAGAACCGCCTTTCCAGCATCGTATCCGCAACATGGCTTCGTCGTTCAATCGGTCAGGATGCCCCGTTTTTGGGGTGATGCGGGTTCGAATCCCGTCGAAGCACGATGGGCCCAGTGGCCACATGCGAAACGCTGGGTTCCCGAACGGGAGATAGTTTGCGATCGGTGGCATGAACCGGTCGCAGGACAAGAATTCCTTTGCTCGCATGGCCCATCCGCCGTTCCTCATGCCGGAACGGTTTCGCCGTCGTAGCTCAGCTGGCAGAGCAGCGCCCTCGTAATGCGCAGGTCACCGGTCCGAATCCGGTCGATGGCTCTTTCTCCACTAAAGCCGACCTGTTTTTCCTCCTTTGTCTGGCTGGTTTTCGGGAAGTCTGCAACCGGACAGGCGTGGAGGATTCCGGTAATGCTGCCGTAGCTCAGCTGGTAGAGCAGCCGCCTTGTAAGCGGCAGGTCGTCGGATCGTAGCCGACCGGCAGCTCGCAGAAGAGGAACCCATTCTGGGCTTCCTAGAGAACAAGGAGATTCTTATGACTGCACACAATAATCCCCCCCTCCCAACCGCTTTCTGAACAAACAGAAGTTCAATCGCAGCATCGTGTGAACAAGAGCATGACCGCGCTCGGAATCACCGGTCTTGTGCTTTCGAGCATCGCGGTACTGATCAGCTGGGTTCCTATCGTCAATAATTTCGCAGCGATCCTGGGTGCCATCGCTCTGCCGTTTGCGATTGCAGGTATCGTCGCCACTCGTCGCAAAGGCAAAAGAACTGGTCGCGGCATAGCCATTGCCGCCACGATTCTCGCCATATTGTCCATCGTGTTCACCTTGGCGACTCAAGGAATGTATTCCAAAGCAATCGATGACACCTTTGGAACAACCAACAGTTCCACGCAATCCTCTACAAAAGGAAAAACACAGGCAAAAGGATCCGAGAACACGAAGTCTGCGGATAAAGAGGGTGACATCGACTCCGGCAACTATCACATCAAACTCGTATCTGTCACCAAATCCAGTAACGATTATGAAGGAAAGCCGACTGCGATACTCACCTACGAGTTGACCAACAAGAAGAACGAAAACTCCAACTTCATGGACGTCGACATTCAGGCTTTCCAGAACGGACACGAATTGGATACGGCGATCTATATGGATCAGCCCGAAGGATATGATGCGGAATCCTCCACTCAAACCATTCAACCAGGTGCCAGTAAGACGGTGACTGTCGGATACGTTTTGGAGGATGAGATTTCACCGGTCAGCATCGAAGCTTCGGGCACTCTTGACATGTCCGACGCAAAGGTCACCGGAGAGTTCTCATTGCAGTGATCACGCTCGCCTCGCGCGGTTAAGCGGGGCATTGGGGTTGTAGCTCAGTTGGTAGAGCGTTTCGTTCGCAACGAAAAGGTCGCGGGTTCGACTCCCGCCAGCTCCACTTCTTTTTTGGTGTCTTTCTTTGTTTTTTCGCGTGTTCTCATTGTGTTTTTGACTTTTCTCTTTTACTTGTTATACTGAATATGTCCACATAAAAAATGAAAGAGGAAAACCAATGAACATCGCATACTCCCGTTATCTGCAAAACGCGCTCAAACACAGCACCCTCACCGATGAGGAGAAGCAAGGCGCACACGCCTTCCTGAAATTCCTGTCAACCTACAAGCCCACAGGGCTGAACGTCAGAGAACCGGACTTCTACGGTTATGGCGATGCGTTCGGACAATACGGCGTCACCTACTTCGACAAGCAAACCCTCGAAGACTATGGCATCGACCCCGACAAGCTGGACGCCATCCAGTTCGACCAGCTCATGACCCGTTGGACCGAGGAAGCCCACGACATGCTCGGGAGCGACGTCTGCGACATCATCCCCGACTCGCTTGACAACGCGATTCAAGCGCTTGGCTTCGACCGTGAAAGCATCGAGGCGTGAAATCATGATGAACGTTGAAGACTTCAGGATCATGTTCCGCGCACACCTGAGCATTGAAATCTGGGACAAGTGGCGCAAAGGACAGCTTGACGTGTCCATGCGCCGCAACACTCCTGACGGATGCGAATACGAGGAACTTCCCAAAGAGGCGGCAGATCAGATTCTTAACGGTGGGGAAATCCATTCCTGTGAGGATCTGGCCGACCCGACCGAAATGATTTCGGATCGTTACGCCTGTTCCCTGTATGGCATCACCACGTTCAAGCCCAGCGAATACGCAGTTGACGAAGACTTCCCGAATGAGGTCGTCCTGCTAGTCCGTGGCTGGAGCGTAGCCGATTTCATGAGCGACTGGACGAAGCTCAACGCAGTCGATGAGTAGAAGACAGGGGAACAGAATGTACGAGATTAAAAGCATCAAAGATGGAACCTACGGCGCATACGAGTATTCGACACCAGTACCCGCAGACTACAGCTTCAAACAGATGCTCGCCATGGCACGTGACATCGCCAATGCGAACGGATATGAGGCAAGCATCTACGACGACGAAAACGAGATGATCATCACCATCTCGCCCGAACGATACAGCATGGGAGTGGCGGCATGAGCAGCAGGAAACTCGTTAGCGTACAGGAAATCACCAACATCGAGCCCATCGAGGGGGCCGATCGCATCGAAGTCGCCCGCGTATTGGGGTGGCGTGTGGTCGTCGGCAAGGACATGCATCTGAAGCCGGGGGACAGGGTCGCCTATTTCGAGACGGACAGTCTTCTGCCCGCCTACGATCCGCGCTACAAGGCGTTCCAGGCTCGCGGTCAGAAGACCATGATCGTCGGTTCCATGGAAATCACCGGCCATGTGCTGCGCACCGTGAAACTGCGCGGAGTGTATTCGCAGGGCCTCATCATGCGTTTGGATGAACTCGGATTCCGGTATACGCCGGCAGTCGGCACGGACATCACCGATAAGGCGAATGTGCTCAAATACGAGGAGCCCCTGCCGATGGGTGGTGCTCAGATCGGCCGGTTCGACGCGCCCTGCTCCAAGTCGGACGCGCCACGTTTGCAGACGCTCACCGACCACTGGGATGAAATCAAGACGTTGAAAGCCGTGCCGACCGTGAAGGTCGATGGCACCAGCACCACGCTCAGCATGGACGAACGCGGACAAGTCCACGTGTACTCACGCAACTGGGAGCTTGACTCCATGTCCTCGAACATGCGGCTCGCCAAAAGATTCCAGTTGGACAAGATGCTATGGCCCGGCATGGCCGTCCAGTTCGAGCTATGTGGCCCCGGTATCCAATCAAACCGTTTGAAACTGCCGGCCCAACGTCCGTTCGTCTTCGCCGTCTGGAAAGACCATCACAAGATCGACCGCGACCAGTGGCCGACGGGAATGCCGAATCTTGCCGTTCCCGAACTCGACGAAAACGAGTGGGCATTGACGGGGAGCGTGGACGACATGATCGCCAAAACAGACGGGTTGCGTGGCAACGTCACCAAAGACCGTCTGGACGAGGGCATCGTCTGGCATCTGCACGAAGACCAGCAGTTGTCCGAGGGATTGGCGAACGAACTGGGAGCCAATCGGTGCTTCAAAATCATCAACAACAAATACCTGACGAAGAACGGACTATGAGCATGGCATACCCGATGTTCCCGCTCGTATCGGCTCCCGCATCCTACATGCCGGTCCCCGTCGACCTGGTACAGCGCCTCGCCTCGTTCACCCTGGCCCACCCCGGGGAGCCGGGAGGCCTTACCGCCGACGAGATCAGGCATCTGAACCTGCCCTGCGGCTCCTACGGGTATGAGAGCGAAGCCGTCGATGCCTGGCTCGACGAACTGGCGGAACAACTCGGAAAGAGGCAACTGTTTTGACCAGGACAATCATGGTGGACATCGACAACACGATCGCCGACTATACGAACGGTCTGCGCGACTACATCCGCGAATGCGGGCATGACATGGACGAATGCCCGTGCCCGGAGCCGACGGCCTACGATTTCACGCTGACCGGCGGATGGCCGTTCAGCGGGGATGCGAAAGCGTTCACGTGGTGGCATACGCGCGCCGTCGCCGACGGCTTGTACTCCAGAGAAGAACCGTATACAGGAGCCGCCGAAGCCTTGAACCAGCTGCACGATGCGGGCTGGAACATCATCATGGCGACCAGCCGCGCGGATGACTGGCGCGGCGAAAGCCAACGCTGGCTGCACCGCAACGGCTTCCAGTTCGACGGCTACTACAACGGCGACAAGACGCTGCTCA